TACCCGAAGCTCCACAAGTGCCATTTGCCGCCATTGTGCCAAATACGCCTTACCTTGAGCCCAATCTCATTGGCACATCAACTCGTGTCAAAATCAATCTTGTCATCACAGTTGGAGTCGCTATGTATTCCAACAATGCAGCTCTCGACAATATCGAGCAGCTTGTAATGAGCATTCTGGCGGTTATCCCGTCAGGTTACACGGTGGGATCCGTGTCTAATCCAATCCCAATGACTCTTGCCAGCGGATCAGACATCCTTGCTTGCGAGATAGACATCTCAACCCAATACACCCAAACAAACTAGGAGCAATAATGGCAACGACCGTCATCACAGGACGCGATCTCGCATTGACGATCGCGACCGTTACTTACGACGCACAGGCAACCACAGTCACACTTGAGGCAGACCATGTCATCGAGACTTATCAGACACTCGATGGACGCGCTTACAAGGCAATCGACGATTCATGGATGCTCAATGTAGAAATGCTTGCAGATTGGGGCGCAGTAGGATCTCTATGCGAATCACTCTGGACAGCTACAGAATCAGCACCAAATACAACTTTGGCAGCATCACTTACAGCGGCAACTGGCGCGGTATTTGCTTGCAATATCTTGCCTACATATCCATCTGTCGGCGGTTCAGCACCGGACGCACAGACTGTCTCGCTATCCTTTCAGGTAGTGGGAACACCTACAGAGACATTCAGCTAAGAGTTAGGAAATCGGGAGCATGAAAACAGGAATAACGGTTACATACTTTTCAGGGGAATCGGAATCGTTCACGGCTTCGACACCGGAATTCGTAAAGTGGGAAAGAAAGACAGGCTTGAAGGTTACACAACTCGGCGAAAATGTCGGATTGGACGATCTTCTTTTTTTGGCATATAACGCAAAGAAAAGAGAGCTTGGCGGACAGCCTATTAAACCTTACGAAATTTGGTGCGATACCGTGGATGATATTCGATCCGAGGAAGTAGATAGCCCAAAAGTTACGCCGTCGGAAGCTTAAATCGAGTTCTAGTTGAATTAGCACTTGCGACAGGGATTCCGATGAAGGAGTGGGAGACGGCGGAGCAGATCTACACAGCAATCGAGATTTTGGAGAAACGAAATGGCAACAAAGGCAGGTAGAGGCACATTTGCCATTACCGTTGATCCTGTCGAATTTCGCAATCTCATTGGATTACTCAACAAGCTCGACAAAGACTCGCAACAAGAAATCCGCGATGGAGCTTATCCGCTGTCTCAAAGACTTGCCGGACAGCTCACGATGTTTAGCCAATCCGCACCGTCTCCACAAACGAAGCTTGTCGCACAGACAATCACAGCCAAGCGCGATCGCTTGATTCGTGTCGATATTGGCGGATCCAAAAAAGTTGGTCGCAAATATGGCGGCGAGCAATCTAAGTCAGGCAAAGGCGCAAAGGTTCGTCAGAATGCCGCGCCAGCTGGCGCATTACTTTGGGGAACAGAATTTGGATCCCACAAAGGCGTGGACTCATTAGGTCGCCCATACACAGACAGATTCAAGGCTCCGGCTAACAAACGCGGCTACTGGATCACTCCGGCGGTCGATTATTATGTGCCAATCGTGGCGCGTGAATATGCTCAAATGGTTCAAGATGTTGTCAAGCGATTGGGGCTCGATTAAATGGCTGGAATTCCAAAGGTCAAGATCACCTTCGATGCAGACTTCGATGAATTAAAGCGCGGAGTCGCTGGCGCACAAACCGAAGTACAAAGCTTTGGCGATAAGATGGGCAAATTTGGAAAGATGGCTGGAGCGGCATTTGCTGTCGCTGGCGCAGCTGCTCTTGCCTATGCTGGCGTACTTCTTAAGCAAGGCGTTGAATCTGCCATCGCAGATGAACAGGCTCAAGCAAAGCTTGCCACTACATTACAAAATGTTACAGGCGCGACAGATGCTCAAATCGCAGCCGTTGAAAAGCAAATTCTTAATACTTCTTTACTTACCGGAAAGACCGACGATGAGCTTCGTCCGAGCTTTGAAAGACTTGTCAGAGCCACAAAGGATTCCGATGCAGCTCTTAAGCTTCAATCTATTGCGCTCGATGTATCAGCTGGATCTGGTAAGTCTTTGGAAGCCGTCACGAATGCGATGGCTAAGGCACAGGAAGGCAATACAGCTTCCCTTGCAAAGCTCGGCATTGGACTTACATCTGCACAGCTTAAGACGATGGACATGGATGCCATTACAAAGCAATTGGCAAGTACTTTTGGCGGACAGGCTGCCGTTCAAGCCGATACATTTGCCGGAAAGATGGCTCGTCTCAAGGTTGCATTCGATGAAGGCAAAGAGACGATTGGATCCTTTGTCCTAGACGCAATCACTCCAATGATTGACACAGTCGTGAATGTAGTCATTCCAGCCGTATCACAATTTATCGATTCAATTGGTGGCAAAGAAGGAATCACATCGGCATTCATGGGATTCGTCGATGGCGCAAAGAAACTCTTCATTCCAATTTTTGAAGGTATCAAATTTGCATTTGATAAAATCAAAGATGCGGTTATGGGCAACAAAGATGAATTCAAAGCTCTTTTTGATTTCCTTTCAAAGTATGTTGCTCCCTTATTGGGCGGCGTTCTCAAGTTAGCAATTGAAGGCATTGGAATCGCCCTTAGCGTCGTGATTAATGTCGTCGGTACGCTCATCGGTGGTTTTGAGAAGCTCTTCGATATTGTAAAAAGTGTTGTTGGAGCAATTCAATCTCTTATCAAATTGGCAGCTGACAATCCTGTGGTTCGAGGAATCTCCGGAGCAATCTCATCTGCATTCGGTGGCTTCCGAGCATCTGGCGGATCCGTATCGGCAGGGACTCCCTATGTCGTAGGCGAGCGCGGAGCAGAGCTCTTTGTGCCAAGTTCAAGTGGCACAATCGTGCCAAATGGCGGCATGGGTGGATCCACAATCAATATCACCGTGAATGGGGCGATTGACGCTGAAGGCACAGCTCGCACAATCGTCGATGTCCTCAACCGTTCAAATGCGCGTGGGACTTTGGGCGCGAATCGGTTCGCTTTCGTATGAGCATTTGGACACCTACTTGGAGCATTCAAATCGATGGTGCTGAATACAAGAATGTGGCTCTCGCCAATCTCAATATCGGCTCCGGTCGGACAGATATTTATGAGCAAGCAATTGCCGGATATTGCAATTTAACTCTTGTCAATCTCGACGATTCAGGCATCGATCCACAAATCAACTCAAGCGTGACCGTCTTTGTTGATGATTCAAATGGTGATCCGGTGGCAATTTTTGGCGGATCCATTACAGACATCATTGTGGGCGTTCAGACGGGCGGTTCGATAGGAATCACCCAAACCATATCAATCACGGCTCTAGGAGCCCTTTCAAGGCTTCCAAAGGTACTTACCGAAGGAGTATTGCCCAAAGAATTAGACGGTCAGCAAATCTATGATGTCCTAGCCGGAATCCTTTATGGATCATGGAATGAAGTGCCGGCATCTTTGACATGGGCTGCATACAATCCGACGACTACATGGGCAAATGCTGAAAATTCAGGGCTTGGCGAAATCGACACAGGAAATTACGAATTAGCGTCTAGAGCGGCTTCGGTGACAGATGCCTATTCTTTGGTCGCAGCTCTCGCAACTTCGGGTTTGGGTTATCTATATGAGAACTCCGCTGGACAGATTAGCTATGCGGACAGCACTCACCGGAGCACATATCTTTCCACTCACGGGTATGTGGATCTAAGTGCCAATGACGCTTTTGCTTCAGGACTCCAACTTGCTACCCGATCAGGAGATGTTCGAAATTCCATCACTTTAGGCTATAAAAATAGCGGACAGGTATCTAATTCGGATCCCGATTCAATTGCCATTTATGGAACCTTGGCTCAAAATATTCAGACAAGCTTGGAGAATGTCGCCGACGCGACTTCTCAAGCGGCTTTCTATCTAGGACTCCGAGCTTATCCGCGAGCCAATTTCAACCAAATATCATTCCCACTTGGATCGCCGGAGATTGACAATTCCGATCGTGACAATCTTCTCGGAGTATTCATGGGAATGCCTGTGACAATCAATAATCTGCCAAACAATATGCAGACTACATTTCAAGGCTTTGTTGAAGGCTGGCAATTTCAGGCTGGAATCAATTCGCTGACTTTATCAATTTATATGACACCGACGGAATTTTCAATTCAGGCGATGAAATGGAGCGATGTGAGTGGCGCGGAGACTTGGAACACCCTATCAAATACACTTATATGGGACGACGCATTCATAGTCGCTTAAAGGAGAAAACATGGCAACGACAACGCCCAATTTTGGATGGACAGTTCCAACTTCCACCGATTTGGTTAAAAACGGCGCAACAGCAATTGAGACTTTGGGAGATGGCATCGATGCTTCCTTTGTAGATCTCAAAGGTGGAACAACAGGACAAGTGCTTTCAAAGGCATCAGGTACGGATCTTGATTTCACATGGGTCACAGATGCAGCTGGCGATATTACTGGCGTTACAGCTGGAACAGGTATTTCAGGCGGTGGCACATCGGGAACTGTAACCGTGACGAACTCAATGGCAACAGCAATCGATGCAAAAGGTGATCTCATCGCTGGAACTGGTGCGGATGCATTTTCGCGTCTCGCGGTTGGTACAAATGGCTATCTTTTGACAGCGGATTCAGCTGAAGCAACTGGCATCAAATGGGCGGCAGCACCGGCATCCGGTGGATTCACTCAAATCGCGCAGGTGTCATTGAGCGGAACTTCTGTTTCATTCACTTCAGTTCCATCAACAT